AAGGTCAAGCCGGGCTACATCTGGTCACGAGCTCAGGATGCCACGGCTGCAGCTGCAGCTCGCAAGGGCTCCTGGTGCCAAGGTCACACCGGCATCGTGGTCGCCGTCGATGCGGTAGGCTTCCACACCATCGAGGGTAACACTAACGCTGCTGGCTCGCGTGAGGGCGACGGTGTCTATCGCAAGCTGCACAAGTGGTCCGACGCCGAGCTCATCGGCAAGACGGTCGGATGGTTCGACCCTGCAACAGTCTAAGAGGCAACATGGTGAAATTGACAAACAGCAAGGGCAAGCTCAATTGGGGCCTCGTCATCGGTGGTCTCATGGGCACTGTGGTGCCCGCCATTGTCACCGTTGCCACCGCTGGCATGGGTGCTGTCACCGCGCCTATGTGGATTGCCCTTGCCTCTGGCATCTCGGCCCTTGCTGCCGGCAATGTCGAGCTCAAGACTCCCGTTGAGCGCGCTCTCGATGCAGACGCAGCCAAGACGAGCGTTGATACCAATGGGGGCTAACCCCACCGGCTCGGTAGAGTCTCTTGCGTCCAGGGCCGTCGTCGGCCTGCCGACCATGTGGCGCGTCGTCACCGTCATAGGCTCTCTTGCCTCGACCGTCATCCTCTTGCTTGGCACCGTTGCCTTCAACCTCGTGCGCGAGGAGTGGAAGGAGCTGCGCACCGAGGTCAAGGAGATGCGCAGCAGGCTCGAGGAGATGCCCGATGCGGCTACCCTCAACCGACTGGCCGACGATGTCCAGGACCTCGGCAGGCGCGTTGGTCGGCTCGAGAACCAAGTCAACCACTGGGACGAATGATTGCCACCGACCCTCAAGCCGACTTGGTCGAGGCCCTTGCCCGTGCTGCTACGGCCGAGCGTGAGCTCGCGCGGCTGCAGCAGGAGATTGAGGCCGAGGCACACAAGGCAGACCAGAAGGTCAGGCACAAGATAAGCATCCTGCGTCTCATCTTCACCGGCATCACTGCCCTCATGTGCTTTCTCGGCATCCTCGTGGTCATCAACTGGTCACTGCCAGAGGCCGTCGATAAGGACGGGGTTGGTGCATCCTTCTTTCAGACCAGCAAGGACATCCTCTTGGTACTCTCTGGTATCCTTGGCTCTGCCATGGCCAACGTCTTCGATGGCAGGTCAGGCGGCAGCCGCAGCAGCGACAAGCCGGAGCAGCAGCCAGAGGCTTAGACTTATGGTGTGGCCGGTTTGCAGGATGCGGGTCCTTACGGGGCCGGTCACACCACCTAGTCTGCCTTGAGGTGCTGCCATGTCTGGCCGTTCGGCAGCTGCACGTTGGGGCCAAACCAGTCAGCCTGGACGCGCACCTCGACAAAGCCGCTCGACACCTCGAGGTCGGGCTTGTGGTTGTCGTTGTCGACGCCATGCACCATCATCTGCACACCGTCTGGCGTGCGTCTGAGCACGGCAAAGGCACAGCCGAGGGCCTGCGCTGCTACCGTACCCGCGGCCCACTCGGCAGCGTCGATGCAGAGGTCACCTGTGCCCGGGCTCATGCACTCGTAGACCTTGACCAAGATGAAGTAGTTACGACTGGTGCCTCGCTTGGTTAGGATGAAGTCGGCAAACGGCTGCGAGGCCAACGACCAAGAGTAGCCGGTGGCTGCTGCCACGGTCCTCATCATCACCTCGCGGCGGTACTCAATGGGGTCTCGCTTGTAGGACGCGGTGCTCATTGTCTGGCTTTCCTTTGGTGGTAGTAGGCTCTGTCTTTGATGCGCTGCTGCTCGAGGTAGGCTTCACGCTTGGCAGGGTCGGCATCACGCTCGGCTTTGCACTTGGCCTTCCACCGCTTGGTGTACTCGTTGCAGGCTGCCCGGCGCTTCTCGGTCTTGACCTTGGCTACCTTAGCCACCACCTCGGCGGCCGCATCATCCTCGGCGCGCTTGGCCTCTACAACGGCTGTGATGCGGGCGATAGCATCAGCCCGCTGCTCTGGTGTCATCTGCTTCATGCCTTGCCCTTGTTGCGGCGGTTGCGCTTGTATTCGGCCTGCTTGGCTCGGCGGCGGTCTGCCTGCTGCTCGGGTGTGAGCTGCTCGATAGCCAGGCGCTTGGCCGTCAGTGGGTTGATGGCTGCTCTGACCTGCATGGCCGTGTCATCGTTGATGTTGCCGCGTCTCTTCTCACGACGGATGATGGTGGCGGTGCGAGCATGGATGATGCGGCGTTCCATCCACTTGTAGAGGTAGTCGGGCTCCTCGTTAGACTTAGCCATGATGCTGGCTTCAATGTCCTGCCGGGCCTCTGCCTCGGCCTGCTCGGTGATGGTCCTGCCTACCTTGCGCTCGTAGATGCGCCACGCCACCATGCGCTCGTGAACGCACTTGGCGATGATGTCATGCAGGGGCGTTGCGTATGCCTCGTCGATGGCCGGCACCAGCTGAACAGAGGGCTCAAGGTTGAGCGGTGCCAGTGCCCTCGGCCGACCTCGCTTGGTAGTCTGCTTGGTGACCACCTCGACCACGACGGGGGCAGGGGCAGGGGCAGGCACAAGGGCGCGCTCGGCCTCAAGGGCTGCCTTGGCCTTGGCACGACGCTCTCGGCTCTGCTCACGCTTGCGCCGCAGGTCGGCCTCCTCACGCTGCGCTGGGGTCATGCCGCGCTTGGCTTCGATGGCTGCCTCACGCTTGGCCTTGAGCCGGTCCTGCTCGGCTGCATGAGCAGCTGCCTTGGCTCTAATGCGCTTGGCCTTGGCAAGGTTGCGCGCCTTGTCCTCTTCGCTGAGCTGGGGCAGCAGCTCGGCCTCCATCTCACGCATGCGCCGCGCCTTGTCCTCAATCTCGGCCTTGCGCCGCTCCTCTTTGTTGCGCTCCATCGCATCGCGCTCGGTCGAGGTCAGGCGCTCATGGCTGGCAAGAGCCCTCTGGTTGACCTGCGTGTCGTAGCTGCTGATGCTGCTGCGCTTCTGGTTTGGCGCGCGCTTCTGCCCGGGGTTGTCGATGCGCTCGAGCACGCTCAAGCACGACTCGAACTTCGACACGATGGGAGCCGTGCTGTGTGCCTGGCTAATGTCGAGCATCAGCTCCTTGCCCTCAAGCCTCGGCACCGGCGTGTCTCGGTGCATGGGTGACAACCAGTAGCCACGAGCTGCAACCAGCCGACGCATGGCGAGGGCCTCGAGCCTGTCGGGTCGGGCGATGTCGCCCTCATCATCAGTCGGCTTGCGCCGCATTTGCTTTGCATCAATCAATTCCATCGGGTCACCAGCGGTCGATTTCGTCAGCGTAAACAGAGATAAGAAGGATGATGCCCATGACCACGATGACAGGGTCACGCATCACGATGTCCACAAGGGTGCTCACCATGGCGCTCACGGCTCACGGTCCAGGTTGCTCATCAGCAGCCATGCGAGGTAGCCAAAGAACATCACGACAAAGCAGGCCAGCAGGATGTCGGGCTGCACCTTGCGCTCCTCTGGCACCATGCGAACGCCGGCAACGAGGTAGCAGTAGGCCGAGCTCACCGAGCACCTCGAGCAACACGGCGCTGCCACTCTGCCCACAACTGCCGGACCTCGAGGGCGAGCGCGACGGGGTTGGCCGACAGCGTCGACACGGTGGCGTGCCATGCCCAAAACTCACACTCGTCAATCGACACCGGCCGCAAGCGGTAGGTCAGCCGGCCGTACTGGTCTCGGTGCGTGGTCTCGGTGTAGACAGCTCGCAGCCCGGTATCGCGCTGCAAGGCATTCAGAATCCAGATGCGCTGCCCAAGGGCAGACAGGTCGTCAATGTTGTCGGTTCTCATTTGGCTTGTCTCCGTCTAAGTGTGAGGTGTTGTCGGTAGTAGGCGCCGCGCTCGCTGGTGGCCTCGGTAACAGGGGCAGGCAGGCTCAGAGCTGTGTTGCGGTAGGCTCGTACCACGCTGCTGATTGCCTCGGTAAAGACGGCCCCTGCCGAGACCGTGATGGGCTCGTCCATGTCGTCGTAAGTGAGGCTGGCAATAAAGAGGCCACCTTCGCTCAATCGCAGGTTCATGCGCAGCATGCCGTAGAGCGATGTCAGATGCATGGTCCACGGCACCGGGGTGTGAGAGCCGAGGGTGTAGACTCGCCCCTCACTGACGGCGTGCCAGTCGCCACCAAAGTGAAGCTCGAGCAGAGCCTTGGTAGGCATCAACGGTCTCTCCCATTCCTCGGTCATCTTAGCCTCCGTCTGTTGCGCCGCGTGACCACGGCCCCTTGAGTCTTGCCCACTCGGCTATCCAGATGGCGTCCACCTGGTCGAGCGTAAAGGTGCGGCCCCAGCGCGACTCGGCTGCTTGCTTGATGGCTCGCTTGTGTGTTGCGTACTCCACCTTCTTGGGCAGCTTCATGTCGGACTGCCATGTGCCAGGCGTCACGCTCGACACGCGGGCCTTGCTTAGGATGAGACCGGCCCATGCCTCGCCATAGACGCGGCCAAAGGTAAAGGTGCTGCTCAGGCCCTGCTTGGGCATGGCTCCAACGCGCTCGATGGTTGCTGCGTGGATGTCGTCACCCAGCTCGGCTAGGTGGTCACCGATGATGAGGGCGATGCGCCCCTCGGTGTCTGCTTGGTTGAAACGCGACACCTTGAGGATGGTGCCGTCTGCGTCCACAGAGGCGATGGCTCCGCTCTTGCCCGGGTCCACGCCGGTGTAGACGATGAAGGTCATGGCTTCCTCTTCTTTGCACTGTGCAACGCTTGATGCTCAACAATGGGCAGCACCTGATACCCAGCGTGCTCGTCGTGGTAGATAGCCCAATCATCCTTGAGCTCAGCATCTGCCATCTCACAGCGCAGCTCTTTGTCGGCCGTCGGCAACACCTCAATCTCGTCAAGGGTCAGACCTCGAGCACCAAGCCAGCTGTCCACTAGCTCCTTAAAGCTCGGCTTCACATGGTGAACATGAAAGCCAGGCTTGCGCAAACAGGCCACTTGCGGCTCGATGGCCTGACGCAGTGCCTTGAGCCGGTCCTCGCGCTGCCTCTTGGCAGGGCTATCGAAGATGTGCCGGAAGCTGATGTCGGTGCTGGTGCCGTCCATGCGGTGCAGCCAGAAGCAACGGTCCTTGCCGGCCTGCTCGACCGTGAAGTGGCTGATGCCACAGCCGCGCTTTTGCTCGGCCTCTGCGTGCAGGTTGGTGGCAGCCACCAGCAGCAGGGCGTTCATGCCCTCGATGCGCTGGCCGTTCTTCACGGTCTCACGGATGCGGTAGATGTGCTCGAGCGCAGCGGCCTTGCTGCCCCAGGCGTTGTTCAACAGTTCGTACTTCTCACTCATGCGGGGTCTCACGGTTATGCGCGGTAATGCGCGGTTATGAGCGATGCATCATATCGTTGGGTCCGACGACATGTTTCCATTTTGGAAACCACTCAGGTGTAAAGCCACACTTTACGACTGGCGGCAACTATCCGGACTATCCGGTGGGTTGGCCTTGAGCTGCGCTCTCAGTGCCCGTAGCTCGCGGAGCTCTGCGGCCTGTCGCTGGTTACGCTCCTTCTTCTTGGCTTGGCGCTTGGCTCGCACTTGCTTGGCATAGTCCGGGTCGACTGCCATGCGTGCCTTTTTGCGCTCTCTGCTTTGCCGCTGGTACTCACGCTGCCTCTGCACCCAGCCCTCGGGGTCAATCACCCTCACGCGTGCAATCGACTCCTTGGCTTTCTGGTTCAGCGTGTCTGAACCAAGCCGCTCCTTGCGGTTGAGGTACTGCTGCCGACGCTGCTGCCGCAGTTTCTCCGCATACACAGGGTCAGCAGCGCATCTCTGGCGTCTCCTCTCATCACGCTTGGCAGTCTTCTTACGGCGCTGCTCACGCTTCTTGACGCTGGCCTCGTCCATCGGCAGCTCCTGGACAACCTTGTGCTTGGCCACCTTGGGCTTGGGCTGCGGCTTGGCTGCCTCTCGTGCCAGCACCTCGTCACGCACGGCAGTGATGCGAGCGATGGCCTCGGCGCGCTGGTCGTGCATCTTGGTCATGGTGCGACCTCGAGCGCGGCAACAAGGGCCTCGAGCTCGGTTGCCTTCCAGATGCCCAGGTTGATGGTGTGACCGGCGCTCTTGCCCTTCTGGATGCGTGCACCACCAACAGCCCAAAAGCCGCTGATGTTGACCGACACGGTAGCCTCGGGGCCCCATGCCTTACGCACCAGAGCCAGCAGGCAGCCGAGGGTCGCAGGGTCGGAAAGGTCGGGCAGAGAGCCGGGCACGCACTCGCTCATGTACCACTGGTTGTCGTAGTAGCCGATGACATAGCCGTCGTCGTCGCGCCGCACGATGCGCAGGCCCTTCTCAGACCGCATTCCGGGCATCCACTGCCACCGCTTGCAGGCAACGGCTCGGCCGGCCAACTGTTCGAGAACTTCTAACTGTTCGGTGGTCATGGCTTTGCCTGCTTCTTGGGTCCACGCACTCGGCGGTACTGGTCGTAAGTCCTCTGGTTGAGCTCAACCGCTGCCGTCACCAGCATCGGGTTAGGCATCGACCAACCTGCCGGCGGCTCATGCAGCCAGGACGACTCCATGATGAGCAGGTTGCACCACCATGGATGCACCGTCTCAGTCTCGCATGCAACCTTTTGGCGCTGCAGCAACAGCTGCCGGCTGATGCCGAGCAGGTCAGACAATCTGCGCTGCGTTCCGTGCAGCTGCACGATGCGTGCTGCCAACACATCTCGAGCGTGGGGGTAGGGCTGGCTCAAAACGGCACCTCGTCAAGGTTGAGAGGCTCGCTGGCAGCCTCGGTTGCAGACAGGTCCTCGACCTCGACCTCCTCGGCCGTCACCTCGACAGGCGGCGGCGGGGCAGGCAGACGCGCACCACCTACCGCAGTCGGGGTCGTCACCACCTGATGAGACACTACCGGCGCTTCCACCTGGTAGCCCTCGTGCTCGGCCTCGGCCTCGAGCGCGGTAGCCATCTCAATCGAGCTGGGCAGCATCTTGGCGGCACGCTTGAGCACCGTCTTCTTGGCCATCTCGCCCCAGTGCTTTGTCCAGGTGCTGCTGTTGCCTGAGCTCGTGCGACGCACATGCTCTACATCGGCATGGCTCATCCATGTGAACAGCCGCTCACCAGAGGTCAGCTTGGCATAGCAGTAGACGCCGAGCACCTTGTCGTCGGCAGCCCGACGCAGGTTGGGCCGGTGCTCGAACTTGCTATCGAGGTGGTAGGCAATCGAGAAGTCGTCACTCTCGTAGACGATGTTGGCCTCGATGGCGGCAATCTGACCAGAGCGGCGGGCCAGCTCGATGTAGCCCTGATAGCCAATCTGCAGCGTGCAGTCGCCACCTCGAGGGATGAGGTAGAGCTTGCCACCGTCCGGCTCGAGGCCGAGCTGGGCAGACTTGAGGAGGCAGCCGATGACCGAGGCAGGGCTGCACGCCTTGAGTGCCGGGCTGTTGTTGAACACCGTGAGGTAGAGCCGGCGCATGCGCTCGGCATTGAGGTGCGTCGGCAGCGCGTTGGCGACCTTGGCAAAGTTCTCGGGGTTGGCGAGCCAGCCCTCGACCGGATGTTGGTTCTTGCTAATCTGCATGCTCATGGGGGTCTCTCTCTCTTGCGGGGGTAGGGGTTGGGTTACTTGTTGCCGTTGGTCTTGCGGATGATGGCGCGCTTGGTGTCGTAGCCAGAGAGCTCTGCCATGCCCTTCGTGGTCAGGTCCTGCTCCTCACGCAGCAGTGCCAGGCTCTCCCTGGTCTCACGGCCGCTGCTGGCCTCGAGCACCTTGGCGCGCTCGTCACGCTTGGCAGCAGCCATCTTGAGAAACTGCCGGCCGAGGATGCCGAGCTCACGCACATCGTCAGGCAGGCGCTGCTTCTTGCGCGGGCTGGTCTTGCCCTCGAGGCCACGGCACTCACGGCACCAGCTCTGCACGATGGTCTTGCCGTCTGCCATGGTGCGGTAGCCGAACAGCTCCTCAACCTGCTCGGCAGTGCTCGCTTCCTTATGCTCACAGCAGGGGCAGGATGCCAGGACAGGCATGGCCTCGTCCTCGTTGGGCACCACCGTAGGCTCGGACGCCATCACAAAGGCAGTCAGCGCAGCGCGGTCGCCGGTGAGGTGCAGGATGATGGCGTGCAGCTGCCAGCTGATGGCCTCATTGCGCTTGAGCTGCGCATCGAGCTTCCGCTCGAGGTCGTCAACCTTGGCGTGCAGCGTCTCTACCAGCTCCTTCACGGTCCACTCGTCACGGCTTTCGGTAATCAATCTCATCTGGCTCATCTCATCCTCCTCTCAAAATGCTGCTTGTCGGCAGCGGGTGAGGCGGCGTGCTGGGGCTTGCACCCAGCAGCGGGCTTAGTCCCGGCGCTGCTTGCTGATTGTCACTCGCTTACCCTTGGGCACCTCCCAAACGAAGATGTCACCCTTGCTCCAAACACCGATGTCAGCCACAGCGACAGGGGTTGCAGGCGCCGGCTCCTCGGCCTCAACCTTGGCCTCGAGCGCAGCCATGCAGTCACCGGCAATCTTGTAGAGCCGCACCGCGTGCTCAATTGCTGTCTCACCCTGCAAAGGCAACACGCGGCGCTGCACAGCCAACATCACAATCTCAATCTTCAGTGGGTCACTCATCGTCTCTCTCCTGGCTTGCCCGACATTGGGCGGTAGGCAGCATGGCAGGGGTTGCACCTGCCACCGGGCTTAGCCCTTGCTACGCGGCGCGGTCACGCGGCACGAGGCCGACACCTGCGTCACCTTGCGGTAGTCTGCCACCAGTGCCGGGTGGTCAGTCTCGAGCTTCTTGGTGTCGAGGCTCATGCGCTCCGACGCTGCGATGAAGCTGCTCTTGATGCCGTCGGCCGAGGCCAGCTTGGCACCGGCATTGTGAGCCGTCAGAATGATGCGCTTGGCTGCGTCACGCTGCTCCTCAAGGCCGTCAATCTGCTTGCCCAGCGAGACATAGGCAGCAAGGGCCTCGGCAACCTCGCCCTCCACCTCAATGGGGCCCTCAGAGGCAGGACGCACCGTGCTTGCGATGGTGCGCAGCCCGTCAGCGTCGGTCGGTGCCGGCAACCTGTCGGCCGAGTCGGTAACCCATGCCATGACCGTCGGGCCAACCTGGGCAATCACATCGGCTGCGGCTTCGTCTGCCTCAATCTCGATGAGGTAGAACGAGAACACCGTCCACACTGCGAGGTAACCAACCGAGATGCCAGTCACATACAGCTGGGTCTGCACCTGCCACCAGTAGTTCAACCGCAGGTCCTGCCCGCTCAAGTGGCCAAAGCCGTTCTCGAGCACCTCGGCCCAATCGGTATTGCGTGACCGGTCGAGCTTTGCCTCAATAAGACTAACCGCGTTGCCCGTCTCTTGGTCGATGATGAGCGCATCAGGGGTAGCCGACACAGCGCCGAGGGCGATGGCCGTGCCCTTGACCATCTCAGGCTGGGGCGTGCTGTAGTAGGCACCGCCAGCGAGCTGCTGCAGCCGACGCCATGCCATGCGCAGCACCGTGTCCTCTGCATCCTGCCCGTCCTGCATCGCATCGGAGCTGATGACCTCGGGGTTGCCGGCAAGTGCCTGGCGCTTGTCGATGACCAGAGACAGCAGGCCACCGTAAGGCGAGACACCGAGCGCCTTGCCCAGCTCAGAAGCGCCGAGGGTGTTGGCACGCTCGATGAGCCATGCCTTGCTGCCGTGCTCGTGCACCGGAATCTGACGCACCGCGTTGGGGTAGTTGACCTTAGACATAGGCCACCTCGCTGCGCACATGCTGGCTAAGCAGGTCGGCCTGCTCGCTGAGGCGGTCGATGCAGCCCTCGATGGCAAGCCCAAGGTTGTTGAGGTCGATGGGCGACTGGTCAGAGATAGCAACCGAGGTGATGCTCGTGCGGTTGCCCTGCGACCAAGGCAGGTTGACCGTGCGGTTGGCAATCACGCGCATGTCGTGGACCAGCTCGCCAGATGCATCCTTGCCCGTCTCGATGAGGGCCAGCGTGAAGCTGTAGTCAACCGAGGTACGGTTGGCAGCGTTGTAGATGACGCTTGCGCAGCGGGTGTCGCCAATCACGCAGGTCTTGCTCTGCTCGAAGTTGCCTCCGGTGATGGTGTTGACGAGGTGGACGAAAGTCTCAGACGCGTTGTCGATGGTAAGCCTCATGGCTTCTCTCCTGGGTGTGCCTCTAAGCGAGGCGGGGTGACTATGTAGGGTCGGCAGTTGTCGCTGCCGGTGAGAAGAGGTCCTAACAGGTATTCACCTGCCGTCAACTCCTTCGATGTCGATTTTTGCCCACCGATGTCGATTTCTACTCAGAACGGCACATCATCACCAAAGATGTTGGGTGCCGCGTCCTCGCTAGGCCACACATGCAGCGCGTGCACTACCGTGCTCAAGTCGTACATGCGCACCTTAAACCCCGACACACTAACCACTTTAGAAGTATTTGACCCCTTGTCACCGACAAGCCAACCGCGTGAGGCCCATGTCGCTGCCACGGCTCCCGGCTGGTAGCCTGCCGAGCGCAGCATGTCGTTGGCCGTTGCCATCACAAACTGCAGCTTGGGCCTGCCTGTCACCGCATCTACCGAGAAGGTCCCGATAGCGTCTCGGCCCAAAGTCTTGGTCGCGTCGCCATGTCCGTGCAGCTGCGCTGACCTAGACCAGCCCCATGCAATCAGCCGCTCCATCGCCTGCGTCGCCACATCGGCAGGACGGCCGGCACCGAGCATAGCGCACCACCGCTCATGGCACAGCCACGCTGCTGGCTTCATCTCAAGCCACCGCTCGGCCAGCTCGCCGGCAAGGTCAATCAGAGCGGCATAGGTCGACAGCCGAGACCCAATCGGGTGGCTGGGGCTCAGCTCCTCTACCGACAACGACCGAGCGTGCACCAGCTCACGGTAACGAGCTCGCAGCTCCCGGCGCTCGTCCTCAGTCAGCAACGCCACCTTCTCGGCAAACATCCGACCCGCGTGCCCGTAGTGGTCTGACAGCGTGTCGAGGCTCGCGCTCTGGTACACCGTCAAGGCCCTGATTGCCTCGGGGGTAGGCTTTGCCATAGGCAACCGCCATGGGCTGCCTTGAATCGTCAGGATTCGCGCTCTGGCACCACCTGCGTCGCCAAACGCCGAGATGCTCTGCTCGCCTGTGCTGATGACCAGCGACTCGTACCGAGACACAGCACGCACGCCACCGTCGGCCTTGCCTCGCATCTTGCCCTCGGCATTGCAGAGGTCGTACACCATCGGCTGCACCATCTCGGGCTTGCTCGCTCGCTGCGTCTCGTCCAGCAGCAGCGGCAGCCCTCGCTGCGCATTGGCTACTATCTCGAGCGCGAACTTGGTGGTGTCCCAGCTGCGCATCGTCTGCGGCGAGCCATACACCGACGCTGCCACCAGCAGTGCCTTGGTCTTGCCTCGGCTCGACTCGCACGCGATGTCCAGGACAAACACCGGCGCTGACACTATCCGCATCAAAGGCGACGCAAGCGCCATCGCAACCACCGTCGCCATGTCGGGGTGCTGGTCCACGATGTCTCGCAGCACCACCAGCTGCTTCGATGCCTCACCGCTCACAGTGAACAAGCCCACATGCCTAGCTAACTCAGGGTTGAGGTTCTCGAATGTCGGGCAACCCACGCCGGCCTGCTTCTCGCCTATCAAGAAGCTGGGGGCAGTCCAGTCAAGCGCCCCATGCCAGCCCGTCACGCTTGCCACCATCTCTTGCGCCGCTCGCACCGTCGAGGCAAGGTACTGCGTCTCTGCCTTGCGAAGGTACAACACCACCTCGCTGGCGCATGTCGAGTCTACCGGAAACCCACTGCTTGCCAGCGCCACAATGCCACGAGCATTCAGCAGCGTGCCTCGGTCCACGATGACCTGCTGCGGCTTATCGAACCGCCCGAACTCACCTGCTCGAGGTGTGCACCACTTCACCAGCATCGACCGAGTGCCCTCAACCGCGTCCACGCGCACACCTGCCACCCACAATGGCTGCAAGCTCACCAGCGTCGGCTCCTTCTTGCTGTCGGCAGGCAAGCGCACCACTGCACCGCTCTTCGTGAACTCGTAGCCCTTGGGCACCCATGCCTCCTCACCTGCCGGCTTCTCGGTGCCAAGCTCCTCCTCGTAGTAAGGGGCCTCCTCAGGCAAAGGCACATCGTCCACCACCTCTCGCTTGGCCTCCAGCTGCAGCTTCACCTCGGCTAACCCCTGCTCCTGGTGCAGGTCGTTGAAGTCCGTGCCCATGCTGTCGAGGTCGTCAAACACCGGCCACCGAACCTCGCCCCTCACTGCCTCGGCTGCCTCTCGAGCCTTGGTCAAGCCCGGGTTGCCCTCTGTCATGCGGTCATCGTCAGCGCACAAGATGATTTGGCTACCTGGCATCATCCGACGAGCCATCTTGGCTACCGCCATCAGCTGCGTCGTGTCACCAGCTGCAAGCACCGTCCAACCTGTTGCCTCATAGATACTGATGCCTGTCGCCAACCCCTCGCAAATCGCCACCGTGTCGCTGCTGGCCTTGATGGCAAAGTAGGTGCCCACCCGTGTCGCGTTCTTCTGATACCGCTTCTGCCACACGCCATCTTTGTCCTGCCAGATGCGCTGCATGTTCACCACACGCTGCTTGTCGTCCTTCAGCGGCACCACCAGCGTGCTGCCGTTGCGATACAGTCCAGGCACCGACCCGACACCCTTGTGCTCGAGGTAGCCAAACGCCACCTGCACCGGCTTTGCCTTGGCTATCTCGGCCGTCACCTCGTTGATGGCTGCCTCGGCCTTGTCCACCTTCACCTTGGCGGCCTCGGCTATCTTCTTCTTCATCGCAGCCGTTGCCTCCTCGATGCTCACCTCGGGACGCTTGTTGGCCGAGCTCGACCACTTCACATCCGGCTGACCAGCTGCAAGGTCGTTGAACACACCCACCACTACTCCACTCTGGCCGGGGCCGTCGTTGAGGTGGACCACATACCAGCCGTTCTTCTTGTCGGGCTTCGACACGGTCGGCACGCGGTGGTGCTCGCCATTGGCTATCACGCCGTCGGGGAATAGGAGACCGCGCTCGGCCTCTGCGGCTTGAGCAAACAAACTCAATACATCTTGCATGATACCTCGTGGGGGCTTGCAAAAACTAGGCACCTCGGGTATACCGAGGCCCATCAGGTTGATGAGCCGTTGTCGCGGCTCGCTGACCCTTATGCCGCTCTGACTACCTCCTGTCAAGAGTAGCTAGTCGAGGTCCTCTCACTGCTGTCGTGGCATCAAGTGAGAGGGCCTCGATGTCTTTTGGGCTGGGGTGCTGATGACGGCTCACGGTGCACTGGCCTCGGCCCCTTCGCGCACGCGAGGATGACCGGTTTTGAGAGCTTTGGACGGCCGCGCCGAGGACCCCCAACGAGGTTTCAACGACTTAGCCGATTTGCGGTAACATAGCATGTTACTCGGATGTTACCGCTGATGTTACCGCTTATGTCCTTGTTTTGTTTATAGATAGTAGTTAGTTTTTGATACGGTAACATGAGTAACATCCAAAACAAGCACCTATACGCGCGCGCGCGGGCACGCGCACCTGCACAAGGAGGCTCCTCTCGATTTACACATGGTATATGCAAAAATCGTGTTACTATGTTACCGCTCCAAATTCGTTAGTCAGTTCAAGGGGTTGCGGCGGTTTTGCGGTAACAAGCCCGATGTTACCATGTTACCGCTGGCCTTAAAGCTGCCACTTGACCTGCCAAGCCACCGGTGCCACAATCGGCTCCATGGCACTGAGTAACGAACAGCGAGCCGAGCTCGTGCGACAGGCATGGGAGCTGCGGCTGGGTGGATGGTCTCACAATGACATCGGGCAGAAGCTCGGCCTGAGTCGCAAGGTGGTGACCGAGCTGCTGACCCAGCACCGCAAAGAGGTCGAGGAGTATGTCCTGGCGAGTGCGACCGAGGAGCGGAAAGAGGCTGCCGAGCGGCTCGATGCTCTGCTGCGCTCGGTGTGGACGCAGGCCAAGGAGGGAGACCTCAAGGCAGTGAGCACGGTGCTTAGCATCGAGGAGCGGCGGGCCAAGCTCAACGGCCTCGACGCTGTGACCAAGTCGGCTCTCGACCTGACCAGCGGTGGCGAGCCCATCAAGTTCACGGTCACGATACCGCGTGTCATGCGTGTTGATGAGGGTGAGTAGTGGCTAACGCCGAGGTCATCCTTCCGGCCCTGTATGCAAAGCAATGGGATGCCATCAACGACCCGAGCCGCATCGTCTGCATCGAGAGCACGACCAAGAGCGGCAAGACCACCTCGGCCATCGTCTGGCAAATCAAGCAGCTGCTCGAGGGCCCGCCCGACGCTGAGCACTGGTGGGTGGCGCCGGTGTACGAGCAGAGCATGATGGCCTACCGCGTCGCATGGTCCTTGCTGCGAGGCAAGCCGGGGTTTAGGCAGGCGTTGGCCGACAAGGCAATCATCGCACCAGGTGACCGGCGGTGGTCGTTCCGCTCGGCAGACAAGCCTGACAACCTCTATGGCTCTGCAGTGACCAGCGCGGTCTTGGACGAGGCCAGCCGCATGAAGGACGACGCGGTTGACGCGGTCTACTCGACCACCACCAAGACCCGAGGCAAGCTGCGGCTGTGTGGCAATGTGCGAGGACGAGCCAACCGTCACTACCAGTGGTCGCGCAAGGGTGAGTCGGGTGAGCCGGGCTTTGCCTACCACCGACTGACGGCCGACGACGCGATTGCCGGCGGGCTGTTCTCTGAGTCCGACCTCGAGATGGCTCGGCGTTCGCTGCCTGCGGCTGTGTTCCGGGAGCTGTACTACTGCGAGCCCGCCGACGACGGGGGCAATCCGTTTGGCATCGACTCGGTACGGGCCTGCGCTGAGCTCAACAACGGGCAGCCGACTGGCAACCCCGTTCGGGTATGGGGTTTAGACATAGCACGCAAGCGCGACTACGCGGTGCTGATGGGCCTCGACAGTAACCGGCATGTCTCGGTGATGCACCGCTGGCACGGCTTGAGCTACTCGTCGCTGGTGGCCGAGGTGACGCGCATCGTGGGTGCCGGCAGCAAGTCGTGCCTGTTCTACGATGCGACGGGTGTTGGCGACGCGGTTGGCGAGCAGCTGGTGTCGTCCAGGCTGTGGTGCGAGGCGTTCATCTTCAGCTCGGCTAGCAAGCAGGGGTTGATGGAGGGGCTTGCACTGGCGCTGCAACAAGGTAGAACGAGCGTGCTCGACGGCCCGCACCGCGCCGAGCTCGAAGCGTTCGAGTATGATGTAAAGCAGGGCCGAGTAGTGTATGGCGCGCCGAGCGGTGTGCACGACGACACGGTGTGTGCTCACGCTTTGGCGTGGTACGGTGCCGAGCGGATGGGAGTAACAGCGCAAACACGGCGTGCCTACATGGGCAGCGCGGTGGCAACCACGAATAGAGGCACGACATGGTAAAGCCGGTACTGGCTAACGGTGTGATTCCGATGACGGCAGCGCAGGCAAGCGCGCGCGTCAACATGTCTGGCGCTCGTAACGCTCGAGGTGGCCTGCCTGATGCCGACCCGAATCTGACATTCCTGCCGATGGACCGCCGAGGTGTTGGCGGCCTGCCGGGCAAGTACCAGGAGATGATGCAGACGCATGTTGGCATCGCAGCTGCGGTCTATTGGGCAATCAACGAGGGCTCGGCTCTGCCCAAGGAGGTGGTGTGGACGCACCATCGCGACCCGGGCACCGAGGAGCTGGCGTTCATGGACCTGTGCCGGGCTGCAACCATCGAGGATGCGGTCGTCTACGAGGGCATGATTGAGGGCGGCTCGGCGCTGTGGTCTTACCCGCTGCTCGACACCTTCATGGGGTTCGGCCTCATGTTTCCTCGTCGGCTCAACGACACGCAGATTGAGTGGTACCCAGTCGCGCACAATGCGGTCATGCTGTGGCGGCCTGACGGTCACCTCTTTGGCGGTGCTCGGTTCTCGACACCCAACGGCTATGACGACCTCGATGCAAGCCAGCTGGTGCACACTGTCTACGGCACTGCCGGCGCAATGGAGTTCGAGGGTCGGTCGATGCTGCGTGACTGCCTGCAGCCGTTCGAGCTGTGGAAACAGATTGCCATCAACGCAGGCATCTACAACCAGCTGAGCTGGGGCTTCTTGGACATCGCCTACGAGCCGAGCGTCACCGAGGACGACATCGACGCGTTCAACACCTTTGGCCAGCAGTTCTCTGACGGCCAGCGCAAGTACCTGCTGCGGCCCAAGCAGGTCGATGTTGAGATGCGCTACCCGAGCGGCACGCCCCCTGCCATCATCGAGCAGCTCGAGTACTGGGACCGGCAGATTGAGAAGAAGCTCAACGCTCCTCTGGCCGGCATTGCTCAGTTTGGCTCTCGTGCGATGGCCGAGACTTTGGACGGTGCAGCAGGTCGCAAGGCCAAGGCATGGCTCAACAATGTCTTTGACCGTGCAAGCCGGGGCATGTTCCAGTGGCTGGCCAAGGATGTCGGGTACACTGGCAAGCTGCCTCGGGTGCAGGTGCAGTCGGCCGAGCTGACGACGGGCATGGACGGATGGGCAGCCTATGTGCAAGGTGTCCAGGCGGGTCTCATCACGCGTGCAGCTGGTGACGAGGCATGGGCTCGCAAGGTGATTGGCGCGCCTGACCTGCCGCCCCAAGAGACGGTTGAGGTCACAGCCGAGACACCGGCGCCGCTTCTGGTCGGCTCGCTTCAGATTGCGCAGCAGGTGCTCGGCATGCTAGTGGCGACACCGACCAACCCGGCACCGTTGGCTCCCGAGGCAGCGGTGCTGCTGCTTGTGTCGGCAGGCATGAGCCGCGCGACGGCAGACGCGATGATTGCAGCCCAGCTGGCTATGCCTGCACCAATGGCTGCACCTGTCGCTGGCGCGGCACCTGCGTCGCCTGAGACGGCAGCAGCGGCTGTGCCTCAGGTGCAGGTGAGCGAAAACATCGAGGTGCCCGCCACGATTGGCGACAGCGCAGCGTTCGCGCCTGTGACGACGGCTGGTGCAGAGACGGCCATGGCCGAGGCTGCCACCATCCTGTCAGCGTCGTTGGCCGAGCGGCCCGATGTGGTGGTGCCTGACTCGGTTCGGGCTGCAGCTGCAGCGGCGCTCGAGGCACACCGGTCGATTAGCAAGGGCAAGACCTCAGACACCGAGGCGCTGCTGATTGCGCGTGACCTCGCAGCCGGCAAGCGGTTGGCATGGTCTCGTGTGATGCGCCTGGCAGAGTGGTTTAGTGCAACGCTGCCGAGGGTAGCCAGCACGAAGTCGTTTTCGGACAAGGGCGCGTCTTGGCACTCGTACCAGCTGCGAGGCGGCAACGAGGCCAAGCAGTGGGTGCGTGGTCTGATGATGGCTTATGCCTCGGCAGCACATCATCGAGCGGCCCGGCTCAACGACGGCGGCGGCTGCGGCTGCACCGAGGGCAGTGGCGACCTCGGCGACAAGGAGGGAGAAGGGGTCCTTGTAGTCGGAGGCGACGGCAAGGAGTTCTTGGCCCCTCGTGAGCTGCGGCCCGAGGAGCTCGTGGTCGGCTGGGTGACGATGGCCGAGTCGCGCTACGACCTGGACATGCAGCTGTCGATTGTGCTCGAGGCAATAGCTGTTGAGCATCGCAACGCAGTGAGAGATGCACTCAAGAACGGGTGGCAGGCAGGCGAGCGCGATGCCATTTATGCTCAGTACCTGAAGAAGTACGAGCTTGCTCTGGCGGCCAGCGCGGCCAAGCTGCGTAAGTCGGTGTTTGACGATGTGTTTGACGAGGCGGCCAAGTCGCTGCCTGATGCACCTGCGTCCACGATGTCACCCGACGCTGTGGTTGGAGCAAGCGATGCTTTTGCAGCTGCAGCCAATGCGCAGTCGGCTCAAGCGGCGGCACTGACACAGACGGCAGCAGAGACCATCTGCAACCGGGTGCAGACCGAGGTAGAGAACGCGCTGCTTGCTGGTGCTGACCCTGCCTCATGGGTTAGCCGCATCACGCCCCTCGGCTTGGTCGACTCGGCCAGAGACAGCCGCAACATGGTAGAGGCAGCGTCACGCATCGGCGGGTATGCACAGGCTCCGACGGCAGTGGGTGCGGTGCCTACCTTCGTGGTTCGCTCGAGCATCCCCGACGGCAACCGCTGCAGCATCTGTGCAGCTGCAGACACCGGCGAGCGTGTAAAGGTAGCCGACTATGTCACGCCTGGTGTTGGCCTCGAGCTGCCACCGCTGCCGGACCCTAACTGCCTCGGCGGTGCTGGCCGGTGTCGTTGCGGTTGGTTTGCCATCTACAGCCGCTAGTCGGGCGCGGGCTCATCGGTGATGTGGACCTCGTAGCCTCGGCTAAGCAGCTGGATGGCCTTGTACCGCTCTTTGTCGTCTCGGCCCATCTTGGCAAAGGCGACAGGGCCAACAGCCATGAGGGTGAGGTGCCTCTGGTTGATGCGGGTGATGGCCTCGGCCTTGGCCTCTGGCGACAGAGGGAGACCCCATGGCTTTGCAGGTGTGTTACTCATGACGACCTCGAGGTGCAGTAGGTGCAGGTGCAGTGGGCGAGCTTGTACTTGGATGCGGCCGAGCCGGTGCCGACCTCGACATCCTCGATTAGTCCAAGGGCGATAAGGTTGGCAATGTCGGCTCTGACGGCCTTCTCACCCCAGTGCTCGATGTGGTTGGCAAGCCACCGAGGCGAGGGGTGCATGAGTGGCTTCTGGTGGCAGATGAGTAGAGCGTCGAGGACCATGCGTTGTCGTCTGGTAAGAGTAGCCAAAAGAATACCGCCCGTGTCGATGGTGCCGCACTAGCGCAGCGGTTGCCGCACTAGCACAGCGCGACCGCACTGCAAGGGTCTAGAAGTGGCCTCAGATACGGTGCAAAGAGAGGGGCATGCGTGCATCCCGTCTCAAGCTCAAGACCCAGCAGGTGAACCTCGGTGACGATACCGGGCTTCGCTGGGTGTCACTGTTGCCCGAGGGCAGCATCAATGCGCATGGTACCACCTGGCGCTTTGACGCAGCCGAGACGGATGCCGACAAGCTGCAGTTCCGGTTCGATGACGCGGTCGAGTCTCTCGAGCGTTGGCTGTCCGACTATGCTCCTGCGATTGCGGTAGAGCACAACAAGGACGGCACGGCAGCTGGCTACCTGCGTCGCATTGTGGTGCTGACCAAGGCCGAGGCTGCAACGCACGGCATCAAGCAGCCCAGCTCGCGGATGATTTATGGCGGCCTCGACATCACGAGCCCTAAGTGGGCGGCGGCGTTCGATGCTGGTGAGGTGCCCTATGTGTCACCCAACATCAGGGCATGGGCAGGCACGGAGCTGGACGACAGCCCGAGCTACCCGTTTGCTATCGGTGAGGTCAGTTTCGTGACCATCCCGCAAATCAAGTCACAACAGGTGCCCGTTGCAGACATGCGCGGAGTATCACTTTCAGAGGGTGCTGACATGGCGATGACCAAAGAAGATTGCGCTGCCTACTGTGCCGAGATTGGAATGGATGAAGGTGCCGTCACGGCTCTCATTGCCAAGCTCTTTCCCGAGCTGCACACCGAGGCTCACGCTGCCAACCCCGATTTGGCCGAAGACCCGGAGGCCATCGAGGCTGCGGCAATTGCCGAGCTCGAAAAGGCCAAGGGCATCGAGGAGGCCGTTGACGAGGTCAAGGGCGAGGTCGAGGAGGAGGAGCCCAAAGACGACGAGGCCCTGCTCTCTGAGGTCATCAAGCTCAAGCGTGAGCTGGCCGTTGCCAAGCGTTCGGCTGCTCTGGCTTCCGTTCGCTCGGCGCTCGGCAACCGCAAGGTGAGCTCGGCCACCGAGTCGATGCTCGCTGACGCGTTCGTTGCCGGCAAGGGCAAGTTCGAGGCTCTGCTCGCTGACATCGCGCCTGCCGCTTCCGTCAAGCCGTCGGTTGCCACGGCTCGCACGATTGCGCCGGTTGGCGTTGGCTCGCGTGAGGCCAATCTCGGTGAGGCTCTCAAGCCGGGCAGCAAGCACTTCGCCAACCTGTCTGACGACGACCAGTGGTCGCTCATCACGCAGCTTGCGACCAAGGAGAACATCTCGGTCGGCCTCGCGGCGTCCTGGCTCTCGATGGGCCGCACGCCTGACTCGGTCCTCGAGATGAAGTCTACTCGCGGTAGCAACTAACAACCAACTGCCTTTGACGGGCAAGGAGACTGACCATGGCTCTCGGACCTCTTACTTACAAGACCCCCGCTCAAATCACCCAGGTTTCTGCTGACCTCACTGGCAGCGAGGGCTGCGGCGTCACGCTGACGACTGCGACGCAGGGTTGCATTGAGCTTGCCAACTCGGCTGGCGACCTTCCGTATGGCATCGTCGTTGTCGGTGCCGACAGCGTCACCCCCGGCACCTACCCTTCGCAGGTTGCTGCCGGCGCGCTTGAGATTGTCGACGCCACTGGTTGCGTTGCGCAGGTCCAGGCCGGCGCGGGCGCTATCACGGTCGGCCTTGCGCTCACCGTCAACGGCTCGGGCGCGTTCATCACGGCAGCGTCAATTACGACGGGCCAGTGGGTGTGGGGCTATGCCCTCACTGCCGCGCCTGCCGGTGGTCAGTTTCTTATGCGTTTCCAGCCCTACACGAAGCAGGCTTAAGCCATGGCTCTCGGCGCAACGACATACAAGACACCTAACATCATCAACCTGATTGGCAGTAACATGACTGCCAAGGAGGGTTGCGGTGTGTACCTCTACAGCGCCAACCGCGTTGACTTTGCCAACGTGACACAGGCCCCTCCTTACGGCATCATCGTGACGGGCACTGACAGTCTGACGCCTGGCACCTACCCGTCTGCGATTGGTGACGCTGCGCTTGAGCTGGTGGACCAGATTGGCTGCGTCGTGCAGGTCCTCATCAGCGCCAACGGTGGCGTTGTCGCAGGTGACTTCTTGCTCATTGACGCAAGCGACGCCGATGGCACCTTTACGAGCACTAGCAATCAAACAGCGGCGGCTGGCGATTGGGTATGGGGCTATGCCCTGACCGATGCTGACCCAAGCCAGCAGTGCCTGATGCGCTTTCAGCCGTATGTTCAGCAGTACGTCGCACCCTAACAACTCTGCACCCTAGGGTGCGCAACCTCGAGGTCTCGTCATGGCTTATGCTTTCCCGTCAGTTGGTGTTAACACCGGTGGATTGCGTCCTGGTATTCTCCAGCGCATCAGCCTCTTCCGCACCGGCTCGTCCTCTAAGGTCGCAGCCGAGCTCTCGCCGGTCGTCAAGGTCGAGACGCGTCAGGGCTACTACCACTACTTCGCTGAGAACGACGCGCTGCTTCAGGCCGGCGCCGCTCAGGTCAGCAACCAGGTGCCGCAGCCGGTCAACTACGACACCCCGGCTATGCCCGGCGGCCTTCGTGTGACTTCGGCCGCGTACAACAGCTCGCTGTACCGCTGGGGCCACCAGATTCTGACGCTCAAGCAGATTGAGGAGTTCGCCCGTCGTGGCGAGGACATCCAGGCACGCTACGCTGAGAAGCTCGCGGTGCAGGGTGCCCAGCTCCATGCTGCTGTTGTCGGCGCTGCCCTCAACGACACGGCCAACTACGCGTCCAACGGTGCCATCACCGGCGGCGGCACGGCTGCTGCGACGCTTCAGAAGGACTTTAACGACTTCCTTCTTGCGTCGGCTGCTGACGGCTGCGACATCGAGAGCGGCCGCTGGGTTGCAGTTTGCAACCTTGCAACTGCCAACATCCTGATGCAGAAGAACGAAGTGTTCCAGATGGGCTACGGCATCGCGTCCAAGTCGGACGGCTCTGCACAGTACCGCGCTGGCGCTTCCGACATGAGCCAGCTCAACGCGTTCTTCGCGACCAAGCTCATCGTGCCGCTCGAGCTCAAGATTATGCCGCAGTACCTGCCGACCATCGCCACTCAGACTGGCTCGGTTGTCATGACCACCGGCAATGTCGCGCTCTTCAAGGTTGCCGAGGCCTATGGCGACTCGGGCTTCCTTCAGACGATGACGCCCGAGCCCAACGCGGCGCTCGGCCAGCTCTTCAGCTACTCGGCGTTCAACCCGGCTGGCGTGGGCATGTATGTCGAGTCTGACTTTGGCGTGACCGTCCTCGGCGGCACGGCCAACAAGTGGGCCCGTCTGGCCACCGGTCTCTCGTAGGCCACTGAGTAAGGGGCGGGCTTCGGCTCGCCCTTCTCGAGTAGGGCTGGGTGCTCATCCCCCCGCCCAGTTCTACTCAAGGAGGAGTGCACCATGGCTATCTACACTTTTGGCATCGTGCGCGCTGACCTCGGCAGGCTTCTGCCCAAGATTGCGTTTGCCAACGACAGCACGCCTACCTCGGCACAGGCAGACAGCATCATCGAGGACCACGCAGCCGACATCAACGGCTTCTTGGTCGGCATGGGTGTGTCTCCCCAGGGGCTCGATGCACAGCCGACGGTGCCGATGTATCGGATGGCCGGTCGCTACATCCTGCTCAAGTTCGCTGCTGATGTGGTGCGCATGCGTAACCAGAACAGCAACACGGCTGCTGATGAATGGGACAAGCAGGCATACGACCTGATGGAGCGTCTGCGCAAGCTGCCGGGCGACATGGGCCCGACGCGTCCTGTTGGCTCTGGCGCGCCCAACATCCTGCACAGCAATGCCGACTATGTGTCCGAGATTAGCCTCAAGAGCATCAACAGTGGTTCTCGTCTTGCAGTGAATGCCAACACCGATAAGATGTAGGCATGAGCAGCTTCAAGATAACCATGAAAGACAACAGCCACGAGGGCATCTACCAGCTCGAGGCGGCCATCCGTAATGCCAAGGACTGGACGAAGTTCTGGCAGGACAAGGACGGCACCTTGAGCCAGGCATGGGCCGAGTCTCGCAAGGTGATGTTTGCGACGCAGGGCAGCAGCACCGGTCCTAAGTGGCCGGGCTACACTCGGCAGGAGCAGCGGTACTGGCTGCCCATCAAGCGGTGGTCACTCGGGGTCAAGAAGATACAGCCAGGCGGCATCCTGCGTTGGAGTGCGCGGCCACAGAGCAGCACCAAGAGCGGCAAAGAGGTGCTCTGGCCGAGCTTCTGCCTGACCAACGACCCGAACTACATCTACAAGGTGACCGGCAACCATGTCGAGATGGGCAGCAATGTGGCTTATGCTGCCAACCACGACAAGGGCGTTGGAGCCTACACGCGCCGCACCTCACGCAAGAAGAGTGGCGTGGTTACGGTGCCTACACCTAAGCGGCCTTTGGTGCGCTTTGGCGACCCCTTCATCGACGCGGTGCGAGATGCGATGAGGAGCCTGGCTATGATGCAGGGCTCGGGGGCCAAGGTAGGTATCACGAGCAACGACCTTGGTGCTCGCTATTTGATGAGCGTCGGAGGTCGGCCATGAGTGCTGAGCTCTACTGGGGTCCACAGATAGTGAGCAACACAGCGCGCTCTCTGGTGGTGGCCAACTGGTCGACGGTGTGCTCCTCTGGCTATCTGACAGGCATGGGCGTGCCGGGGCTGCCAGCGCCTGCTACGGCCAACATCTACACGAGCCGTCGTGCTCAGTGGACGGCCGAGCAGCAGCCTGCCTTTGGCTTGACGGTGGTTCGCACGACGAGCGAGATAATCGACGCTCTCGGCGCGATGGACCAGCTGCACGAGCTCGAGGTGTCGGTGAATGCCGATTGGGGCTACTACGACAGCAACGGTGCAGCGCAGCCTCTGACGAGCACGCACCCGTTTACAGAGGAGGTCTACGAGACCTGCCTGCGTACCTACATCGAAGGCATCCTGCTCATCTTGACCTCGCCTGTGTATGGCCTAGTCAACTACGATGCTCGCAACCAGAACACCGTAGGCTTTGTGCAAACGGGCATCTTCAACTGCTTGCCCGGCTCAGGCGTGACACCGACCGACTTTGCTGTCGGCCTCGATGACACTGGGCAGACAGTGATACAGCAAACCGTTCGAGCAACAATACTCGTCCACCAGCGACGGGGCATAGCGAGGTAGACCATGGCTCAAGTACTTAATGCAAGTAACACAAGCGGCGTATACATCAATCTCGAGTCCAACCCCGGCACTTGGTCTGCTCCTGATGGCAGTGACTTTGTGCCTGTCGTCGGCACGCCCAAGTTCACTCCTCGCGGCGCTGGCATCATCCGTCGCGCTGATGTGATGACGCCCTACGGTGGTGAGCTCGCGGCCAAGACTGGCGGCATCGGCTGGGACATCAGCATCACGACCGAGCTCTACTGGAACTTTGGAGCCAATGCGTTCACGGCCAACCCGACTGGCACGAACACGGTGCTCTACGCGCTGTTCCGGTGCTGCCCGTTCACGATTGCCAGCGGCGGCACCAACGACTTCAAGTTCATCAGCCAGGCTATCTTTGATGTCGCTGCTACTCGCAGTAGTGCCAACAACCAGTGCGCGACTTTCTCGATTGCCTACGAGGAGATTGGCGGCAAGCGGTACGAGGCAAGCGGCTGCGTCTGCATTCCCAAGTTCTCGTTTGAGGCTGGCGGCAAGATTACGGTGGAGTGGTCCATCAAGGGCCTGTGGCGGCCGGTCACGACCAGCACGCCGCTGGTGCCCACCTACACCTACACAGCCCCTCTGATTGGCATCAACGCCACGCTGGCGGCTGTTGCACCGATTGGCTCTTACACCTCGGCTCTTGCCAAGGTGTCTTACGACCCGGGCTATGCGCTGTCGGATGTCATGGACGCGCAACAGACCTACGGCATGGGCATCGCGATGATTTCGCTGACCAGCTCACCGTCGATTGAGCTCGAGGTTGCTGACCTTGCTGAGGGCACGCAGCCGGACTGGGGCACTGCGCAGGCCAACACGGTTGCTGGCTCGGCTTTCAGTGTCAATCTGGTCATTGCTGCTAACACGTCAGTGAGCTTTAGCCTGACTGCGCCGCAGCTCATCCAGTGGCCGACACCGGGTGAGAGCAACGGGTACCGCAACATCGGGCTCAAGTTCGCTGGCATCGTCAATGCCGACAGCGACACCGAAATTGGTTCGATTGGTTTCTACTCGCCCGACGCATAGTCGGCCACCAAGGGGGATGGGATGATTGAGTTCAACGAGAATCTGTGGATTGAGGTAGAGGTCAAGGGCCAGAAGGGTCGGCTCTTGGTGCGTGAGCCTAACGCGCTCGAGGGTGCCAGGTACTACGGTGCTCTCGACAAGGTGCGCGGCCGGCTGCGTGCCGAGGATGCCGACGAGACTGCGCTCGAGGCTTTGGTGCAGCTGCACATCACGTTGTTGACGGCATGTGTGTCTGCCTCCGAGGGGTTTGCCCAGGAGCTCGACAAGGAGGCCACGCCGGCAGCAAGGTCGGCATGGCTGGTCAAGATACCCTGGACGGACCTCGGCAACATCGCATCGGCGGTGGCGACGGCCGGCTACCCAAAAACCTAAGCCGTGTGGCGTGGCGGGACTTTGCCCGGCTGACGATGTCGCATGGCTTTCGATGCTGGGAGTGTCCAGACGCAACACGGCATGAGAGAGGCTGCACGATGGGATATAGGCAGGGTCTAGGTCACGAGGAGATGGAGGCCAAGCCGACAACCTGCCTTGTGCTCACGACCGAGCCTAGCGGCTTCTGGGAGGCCAACCGCATCGGCAAGTGGCTTGAGCGCGGCACGCCTGCGGTCACGGCCCGGGACCTGACTCATTCGCAACTTGAGCTGGCTACCTTTGTGCAGTACGAGCTGCAGGAGGGTGGTCGTCGGTACGAGGAGCGCAAGCGCAAGTCGGCCGAGCGTATAGCACAACTATTCGGCAAGGGCTGACCTCATGGCTAAGACGGTTGCAGAGATTGATGGCGACAGCAGTGGCCTAGTCAGCGCGCTCGACAAAGGCGCGCAGGGGATGGTCAAGCTAGGTGCTCAAGGCAAGAAGCTCACCGACCAGCTGCGTGATGTGGCCGACCAGGCTGATGTTGCTGCCGGCAACCTCATCAGCAAGATTGGTGGTCCTGGCGCTATCACTGCCATTGGCGGCGTCGGCATTGCTTTTGCTGGGGTTGGCAAGGCCCTTGATGCCGTCGGCGCTAGCATGGACTCGTTCTACAATGCGCAGGGTGACAAGGGCGCTGCTGCCATGGCCTCCATCAATCAAGCGATGGACGACCTTAAGGGCTCTCTGTTCGAGGCAGTAGTAGGCACCGACGATTTAGACGAAGCAACCGACACTGTCATTGCAACATTGAGGATTGCCAAGGATGTGTTTGATGCGTTGCTCACTCCCATCTCGTCAGTAAGTGAGGCCATCCGGCTGTCAAGCGATGCCTATGTAACGCTAGGCATCACGGCGGCCGAGGCAATCAAGCAAGAAAAGCTGTTCAAAGAGCAAATCGACTTTGTGACAACAGCCAATGAACTCAACAAGACATCTGTTGATAAGTTGATTGAGTCGTTGAAAACGGTGCTATTTACCAAGCAACAAATCGTCATCATGAGTCAGCAAGAGCAGCTGGCTAACATTGATGCTGGAATTGCTAGCATTGAGCAAGGCGCCCGCAACAGAGCATCTATAGAGGGCGAGATAGCTATGGCGCGCAAGCGCGAAGAAATGATGGCTCCGATGGTTGAGCGCATAGCGGCTTCTCTTCGCATTGGAGCTGAGCAGTCGGGCTACTACCTCACCATGGAGGAGGCTCGTCAGCGAGCGATTGTCAGCGTTGAGAAAGATGGCAAGTTCATGGCTCAAGTGCATGAAGCTGAGAACAAGGTCTATGAAAAGACAATCGCAGAACGCTATCAGCTCGGGACGGTCGAGAACCAGCAACGCGAGACTTTGCTCACTGCAAGAGCCAACCTTGAACAACAGTTTGACGAGCAGAACTATCTAGCCACTCAACCGCCGTCAGGGGCAAACAAGCCAAAGACTGGCGGCGGCGGCGGT